ACCGCACACATCATTGGCGCACCCACCACCGCCCGAATAAATGCACTGCTTGGGTGGAGGAAACCAAAGAGGAGCGCATCAAGGAGCTGCGGCAAATCATCATCGACGGCTTTGAACAGAAGCCGCCTCACACGACCCGCAGATGGGACGCAAGCGCCCAGAAGTGGAGAACGGTGAGCGAACCCGCGCAGTGGCCCGACCAGTATATCCACCACGCGCTTATCCAGATTTTGCAGCCAATCTTCATGCGGGGCATGGACCATTACTGCTGCGGCAGTATCAGGGACAGAGGCCGGCACCAAGCAC